GGAACGAGTGCCGACAAATACGGTGCTTTCTATTCGGAGATTGATGTAGTACTTGCACCTTTAACGGGGGAACACTTTAACAGATACAAATCCGAGTTGAAGATAATTGAGGCGAGTGCGTACTCATTGCCTATCGTATGTTCATCAGTTGAGCCGTACACTAACCATCTAAACAATTTCGGTGCGTTGTTTGCATATAAAAACGATTGGAGTTGCATTGAACAAGCGATTGCCGAACACGATGAACGAGGACAAAAGAATGGTGAATACTGCAACAGAAACCACAACCTACAAACAATAAACCAAACACGATTAGAAGTTATTAAAAGCGTAATTTGATATGACACCGAAAGAAAAAGCAAAGGAACTTGTAGAAAAATTCAGTAGAGTTGGATTGCAACAACGTGAAGAGGGAGTAGAGTGTGCATTGATTTGTGTTGATGAAATGATTTCATTACTTACGGAAATAACCAATACTGGGATAGAATATTACTCTAAACTTAATGAGCTGTTAGAACTTAAAGAGGAAATTGAAAACCTATGACCGAAAAAGAAGCGATACTATTGCTAATTACCTACAACGATTGGAGGCGTGGCGATGAGATACCAATGCCTGATCCAAAACAAATAGGCATTGCCATTGATACGGTTGTTAACGCGTGGAAAGAACGTAATGCCGAAGAAACGATAGACAATGCAAATTAACTACAAGCGACCATATCTCACGAGTTACCAAAAAGCCATTCTTGACAGTTCTGCACGTTACACGATAACAAGTGCATCTACCAAGACGGGCAAAACGGCATCTCATATTATATGGTTGTTTGAAGAAGCATTGAAGTTAAAAGAAAACCAAGCCGTTTGGTGGGTTGCTCCTGTTTACCAACAAGCGGAAATAGCGTTCAGGCGTATGAAAGCGCAAGTAACTGCAAAGGACTTTTTCCATTCCAACGAATCAAAGTTAGTATTAACTACTCCAATGGGTTCACGGATAGAATTTAAGTCAGCAGAAAAACCCGATAACCTTTATGGTGATGACGTTTATTCAGCAGTATTTGATGAGGCGAGTAGAGCGAGAGAAGATGCGTGGTTTGCATTGCGTTCAACTTTAACGGCAACACAAGGTAAATGTAAACTAATCGGAAACGTAAAAGGGAAAAAGAATTGGTTTTACAAGTTAGGGGAAAAGGCGAAGTCAGGAGAACCTAATTTAGAGTATTTTAAAATAACGGCATACGATGCGGTTAAAGAGGGGATATTACAACTTGACGAAGTAGAACAAGCCAAACGAGATTTACCCGACTACGTGTTCAAAGAGTTGTATTTAGCAGAACCAGCAGAAGACAATTCAAACCCTTTCGGGTACGATAACATAGACAAGTGCATTAACAACACCCTCTCGGGTACGCCCGTTGCATTTGGTATTGACCTTGCAAAGTATTCGGACTGGACGGTTATAATAGGATTAAACGAGAATGGACACGTTTGCCACTTTGAACGCTTTCAAATGGATTGGGCGCAAACTATGCAAAGAATTAGCAGGGTAATTGGAAACACACCTACTTACTTGGATAGTACGGGCGTTGGAGATCCGATTGTTGAACAGTTACAACGAACACACCCACGTGTTCAAGGGTTTAAATTCACATCACAAAGCAAACAACAACTTATTGAGGGCTTAGTAATGGCAGTACAAAACAATGAGATTGCGTTCCCCGATGGGATAATAGCAGATGAGATGAAGAACTTTGAGTTTGAATATACACGCACAGGAGTTAAGTACACCGCACCACAAGGGTTGCACGATGACGCTGTATGTTCGTTAGCGTTGGCGTGGGATTGCAAACAACATAATCGTAAAGGAATATTTTATTTTGGATAATATGAATTGGAATAATATAACAATCGAAAAACTACAAGAGATAAGCGAATTAGATGATTCGTTTAACGCTATTGAAAAGACCTCTCACATAGTATCAATACTAAAAGGCATACCATATAGCGAAGTTGAGGAATGGACACTTGACGAATTACGAAAGGTAGATATCAGTTTTCTAAACGAGATACCTAAAAGCAAATTAAAGTTTAAATTCAAACACAACGGCAAACGATATAAGTTAGTGCGCACAGCAAAGGAAATGAAAGCGCATCACTTTATTGAATTGCAGGAGTTAATGAAAAAAGATACTATTGAGGTGCTACCCGTAATTATTGGGTGCTTATCATATCGAGTTAATATTTTTGGGCGCAGAATAAACGATGACTTTGAAGACAAAGTAAAGGAATTTAAAACACTTCCTGTAATTGCCTTTTACAACTATGCGCTTTTTTTTTCGGCACTTTATCCGAAATTATTGGATGCTACCCGAATCTATTTGATGGAGAAGATGACGGAGGCAAAGGCGATGCTTTCGGATGGTTAGCATTGATTGATAAACTCGCAGGAGGTAGACGTGCTGAATGGGATATCATACTTAATATGCCAATTAAGGAGTTTTTGAACACTTTGTCATACCACGTTACAATAAAACGAGAACAACAGAAGCGACTTGAAAAAAGTGCAACATCCTTTGAAAGTTATGTAATGGCGGTATTGAATGAGTTGATTTAGGACACTTTACCCGAAACGCTATTTTAGTGTATGGGGATATTGACAGTAGTTGAGCAGGTTAGTTCGACTTACAAACCAAGCCAAAACGATAACATATTTGTAGTTACTGCACCGACGGGCGTAACAAGTCAGAACAATGTAAAGATACTTGCAGACGTAAAAGACGGAAGCGGAAATTTACTCGCACGATTAAAAGCACCTATTTACTACGGCACAACTAACAAGGCGGTGTTTAATATTAGTCAGATACTTTGCGACTATGTTATAACGGATTGGGATTTTAACGATACTGAAAGTAAGGACTGTCAAACACAAAGATTCGGTTATCAAGTTGCATTTGGTTACGAGTATAGCACAGGCACTACTTCGCCAATAGTTCCCGTTAGTGGAGATACTACGATTTCAAGTAGAAGCGTTTTTAATGCGGTTTTAGATCCTTTTGAATGGTTGGATTATGACCAAGCAGACTACTTAATGGCTTCGGGTTCAACTGCGAATTTCCTAACTAATAACTTTAACAAGAGAATACACATTGATCAAAAAGAATGGCTTTACGCTTTACACGGCAGTAGTATTGGCTACCTTAGCGTTAATTGGAGTGATTCTGTTAGAAATCTTTTCTACAATAGTGTATTAGAGGGTGTTTCGCCAACTTTTTGGAGTGTTATTGGAACAGGAACAAGCACACCAACCGCATCGACAATAGATAGTTATTCAACGGCATATATTAACACGGTAACAAGTGGAAAGCAGATTTTACAAGTAGCAAACTCAATTACATTAACAGCTAATACATCGTATGTTTTTAGCATTGATTTAGAGCAAGTAAGCGGTACAATTAATTACAATGATATTCTAACGATTGCGGCTGTTCCGATCGGATGCACCTTTACATATTATCGCAATGGGATTTTGGTTAATGAAAATAGTCAAGCGCAAACGGGAAGATTAGCGTTAGTTCTTGGAGTAGGTGCAACGGCAGGTATTGGATTCCCTCGCTTCGGAGTTGGTACAAGTACGGAAAATGCAACGGCAACAGCATTAGTTTCAAGACCTCAATTCACGATAGGAGCAACGCTAAATAACTATGTACCAACAAAACTAATAAGCGCAAAGAGTGGCACTATATGCCGTTTTCCAATAGGTAGCAATATTCCAGATGGTATTCCTTTGGGAATTGATGGGTACATTGTAACACCTATTCAAACGGGCGGTGCATTAGTAGGCACACCTTACACCATTGATATAGATGACAGATGCAGTAAATATCCAAGTATAGATTTGTTCTTCGTTAATCGTTTAGGTGCTGTTGAATCGTTCCGATTTGATATGATTCACACGAAGACGCATAATGTTGAGCGTAAAACGTACCGCAAAAACCCGTATAGTTTAAACGTAAACACGTACAACTACTCTAAACAAGGGCATACGCTTTCCAACTACCTAAACGAAACACGTGAGCGATTAGTCTTAAACTCAAATTTCATAACAGAAGAAGAAGCGGAATGGTTACAGGAATTAGTTAGTTCTCCTAAAGTATGGATGTATGACGGGCAAATAAAAGGCGTTACTATCGTGACAAATACATATGAAGAAAAGCAACACGTGAAAGACAAAGTGTTTAACTTGACATTAGAAGTTGAAGTGAGTTATTACGATACAAGAAGATGATTGAGATAATAGTAAACAACCAAGCGTTAGAGTTTGATGAAATCGACCTGCAAATAACCAAAAACATTGCAGACATACGTGAGCCACAACAACGTCAAAGCGAATGGAGTAAAACCATAACTATTCCAGGTACTCCAAATAACAACAAACTATTCAATCATATATTTGATGTAAACAAAAGTATCACGCAATTTCAGTATAACCCAAATAAGAAAGCGAGTTGCTTACTTTTGGTCGATGGTGCGGTTCACTTGCAAGGGTTTATTAGGTTAACGGATATTGTCGCAAACGATGAGCAGATGAGTTATAACATAACCATTCACGGGCAGTTATCTGATTTGTTCAATGACATTAAGAATTTAAAGTTATCGGATCTCGATTTCAGTGAATACAACCACACTTTAAACCGTGATAATGTTATTAATTCGTGGGACACTTCAATTATTGTAAACAGCACTACTACACCATTTGAATACGGCAAAGGTTATGTTTACTCACAGATAGCACCGAAACGAGCAACGCAAAATTCAAATATTAGATTTTGGCGTGTTGATGACCATATTCCTTGCCTTTACGCTAAAACCATTGTAGATAAGATATTCAGCAATGTAGGTTATACCTATACAAGTGATTCATTTTTCAATTCGGATAGGTTCAAACGGCTTATAATTCCATACACTAATTTAGGATTCCAAGCAGACGAAACAACTCAAAACACAAGGTTATTTCAAGCACAAGTCAGCGGTTCAACTACTCTAAACGCTGGTAATATTATACCCACGTCAAACGATAGTACGGGGGGTAACTTTGACAATGGAGGCAACTTCAATAATACTACCTACAAATACACCGCACCAACATCGGGAAATTTTATGTTTTTCGTGGCGTTAAATGGTTCGTTTAACTATACTGCAACCGATGGGGATTTCGGATTTGCTAATTTTGGAGTTTTTATAAATGGTGTACAAGTTGGGTTGATTAACTTTCAAACAACGGCATTAAGTAACGTTTTTACTTTTGAAAATACGGAGGGCGTATCTGTTAATTTAATTAGTGGAGATGAAGTTGAAATGAAGTTTTTGGATTCGTCAACTAATAATATCCCAGTAGATACGTTAAACATTACGGGCGACACTTACATATTTAATAAGGTATCTGCAAATCAATACTTTTACAACAACGTCATCAACTTTGAAGCGTTCTTTTCAGGTAGCGAATACACTCAAAGCGAACTATTGAGCAACTTCGTTAAAATGTTCAATTTGTATGTTGAAGACAACGGAAGTAAAGAGTTACGATTTGTTCCACGTGATGAATTTTACAACGGTGTAGGATTAGATTGGAGTGAGAAACTCGATTACGACCAACCGCAAACGATTATACCAATGGGAGATTTGCAATCTAACCCGTATGTATTTACGTTTAAAGACGGCAAAGACACGACTAATAGTGAGTACAAAGAAACGTACAACAGAACGTATGGCGATAGAATTGTGCGAATTGACAATGACTTTGTAAAGAGCGAAAAAAAGATAGAAGTTAGTTTTGTTCCAACGCCTATAAGACAGTTACAAGACAAGATTTATAGCGTAATTGAAAGCAAAGATAGCACAGGCGAATTAAGAGTGTTGTATTTCGGTGGTGTAGCAACTACAAGCGCATACAAAGTGTACGAAACAACGACAACGAGCGTAAATCCTATTACCAAGTACCCTTTGACATTGCATATAGATAGCGTTTCAAATATGCAGTTTGATTTAAATTTTGGTGCGCCTTTGTCTATTGATGTTGAACTGAATTTAGAGTATAGCAATCAAAATTTAGTTAATCAATACTACTACAAAATGATTAGCGAGATTGCAGATAAGGACGCTAAATTGTTTCGGGGATATTTTAGTATCACTAAAAAAGACTGGTTGACGCTTAAATTCAGCAATCAGTATTTCTTTGCTAATAACTATTGGAAACTACAAAGTATTTCTAATTACAATCCCGATGTAGATGGGTTGTATGAATGCGAATTTGCACTATCGAAGTATTATGAACCATCGTTAAGCGTGGTTAAATCAGTAGGCACAAATTGGGCAGATACATACAATGGAGTAAATCCAAGCGGACGCAAAACCAACAACCTTTCAAGTGATAATAGAGGCGTTTATATAGGAAATAATTTAGGAGGTACGGGAGATAATATTGTAGTAGGGGATTTAAACAACATTAACGGAACACATAATACAGTATTAGGTAGTGAGCGTGTGTTTATTCCCGATAATTTCAGCAACACAACGGTAATAGGTAGCACAGATTACACGCCAAAAGTAGAGGGATTTCACGTTGGTGGTTATTTGATGTACCCGAACTGGTTAGCAAGTGGAAACATTGTAAGTAAAACTGCTAACTACACGGCAACGAAAGAAGATTGGATGATTGTTTGCAATACAAGCGGTGGCAATATAACAATTACACTACCAAATGCAACTACCAACAAAGGTAAAATGTTTGTGATTAAAAAGGTTAATTCAGGACACAGAGTAACAATCGAAACAGAGGGCGGATTAATTGACGGAAGCGCAACGCATAATCAAACGAATAACCATTCGTGGGATCAACTTGTAAGCGACGGAACTAACTATCATATAATTTCAGAAGGACACTAAAATGAGTATAAATACAGCGGTAAATATTGACGTAAATGTCGATGGAACACAGAGTGTAAAACAAGCGTCACTTGCTTATGAGGATTTAGGGGATGCGTTTGCCAAAACCCAACGACAAGCCGAAGAACTTGCGTTGCAGTATGGTATTAACGATGAACGTACAAAAGAAGCAATCAAGACGGCAGGACGTTATAAACAACAGTTAGAGCAATTAGATCAAGCCATTGACGCACATAGAGGCGGTCAAGAGACTTTGTTTAGAGCCGTTCAAGGCGTAACGGCAGGTTTTGAGGTTGCAACGGGTGCGATGGCGTTGTTCGGAAGTGAAAGCGAAGATCTTAACAAAATATTAGTAAAGGTTCAAGGTGCAATGATATTCTCACAAGGTTTAAAAGACTTGAAAGAATTTGCACCTGCTATTAAAAACCTTGCAAGTGGTGTAACTGGACCATTGATTTCAGCGTTTAAATCTTTTGGGACTGTTGCACGAACTGCGATTGCTTCAACAGGTATAGGAGTGCTTGTTGTTGCCGTTGGTAGTTTGGTTGCCTATTGGGATCAAATTAAAGCATCTTTAATAGGAGTTAGCAAAGAGCAAAGCGACTTATTAGACTTGCAAACCGAAACAAGTAAAAAGGCACAAGAGCAACTCGATAGCATTAGCGGTCAAGAAAACATTTTGCGTTTACAAGGTAAAACAGAACGTGAGATTTTACAATTAAAAGTTGCCCAAACTAAAAGCGCAATTACAGGACTTGAAGCACAGTTGCTTACACAGAAACAAATCACAGAAAGTCAAATTGAAACGGCTAAGCGTAATAAGGAAATATTAACGGGTATATTACGATTTGTACAAGCACCTATTTACGCAATTCTTAAAAGTATTGATTTAGTACGAAGAGCAGTCGGTCAAACAAGTGATTTAGCAGAGAGTTATGTGAGTGGGATTGCTAATTTTATTTTTGATCCCGAAGAAGTAGAAAAAAAAGGGAATGAAACAATACAAGCGACTGAAAAGCAATTATTGAACTTGAAAAATAATTTAGCAGGTCACCAATTAGCGATTAAGAAAATAGATCAAGACGCTTACGATGCTAAAAAAGAAAAGGACAAAAAAGAAGCAGAAGATTCAAAAAAGAAACGTGAAGAAGAACTTGAAAAAGAGAAAGCGCATAAAGAACATTTATTACAAATAGAAAAGGATTTTCAATCTGCTACTAAAAGCGAATATGATGACACATTAGCGCGATTAGATGAATTTTACAAACAGCGTCAATTATTATTATTACAACAGTTAAACAATGCTCAAATAACTCAAAAACAATATGATGAACAAAACGAAGCGTTAGAGAATGAGCATTTAAATAAAATTATTACTGCTCAAAAGGACTATGGGCAAACTACTACTCAAACTGAAATTGACATTGAGAATAAAAAGTTAGACGCTAAAAAGAAAACCGTAGAAGAAACAAAGCGTTTAAATGATATTAGAAAACAATCAGAAGAAGACGTATATAACGCTTCACAAGAATTAGCAACAGCGTTAGTCAATTTAATAGGTAATCAAACAAAAATAGGTAAAGGCATTGCATTAGCACAAATTGGGGCAGATACTGCGAGGGCATTAAGTGGGGCATTGGCTAACTCAAATAGTCCTACTCCTGATAACGTCGCTACGGGTGGATTAGCAGGTATTGCAAAATATTTAACACTCGCAACGGTAATTGCAACAAATGCTAAAAGAGCGATTGATATTGTTAAAAGTGGGAATGTAAATAAATCGGGTGGATCTGTTGGTTCAATTTCATCAGGTTCTGTATCCGTTCCATCAACTTTGCGTTCATCTAATTTAAACGTGGGTAACGAGTTTGTAACTGCGGATAGAAGAGTATATGTGTTGCAAGGAGATATTACCCGAACAATCAACAACGTCAACAACACACGTGCAGTATCAGTAGTAGAATAAAGCCAAAATACTAAAAACACTATTTATATATATGCTACCTATTTACAAGTTAGTAATTAACGAAGAAGACGAAACGGGGGTGGAGTTTGTTTCACTTGTTACAAATCCTGCAATCGAAAAGGACTTTTTATATTTTAACAGACACGAGTTTTTTAACGACTATCCACAAGGTGCAAGTCAAAACGCACAACGTGGAATTAATCTAAATGCAAAAGTGAACAACGATTGCGCAACGCTTGTAGGGAAAAATCGTGCAAGGCAGTTAGTAGCACGTGAAAATCTATCCATTGAAACGATTAAACGCACTTATTCCTATTTGAGTAGAGCGAAAGAATATTACAATCCCAACGACACAAAAGCGTGTGGAACTATTTCCTATCTGTTATGGGGTGGAGATGAGATGTTAAGATGGACTGAAAGAAAGTTAGAAGAGTTGGAATTAAGCAAAGCCCGTAAAAAGTTTAGCATTCAAGATGAAGAGAAGCGGATTATTAGTGGACCTGCAATGATTGCGGATTTACCAATTTATCGCTATGACGAAGCACGTGGGGAATACTATGTTGTATTTGACAAAGACACGATTTTCCAAATTGCCAAGAAGTGGGCAATGGGGGACAAATACGATAGCGTTAACATACACCACGACAAAGCAACAAACGGACTTTCGCTATTTGAATCGTTTATTATTGATCGTGAGCGTGGAATAATGCCACCAAAAGGATATGAAGAAGTAGCGGACGGCAGTTGGTTTTTGTCGTATATCGTGAACGACGAAACAATATGGCAAAAGGTAAAAGACGGGGAGTTTAAAGGGTTTTCAGTTGAGGGATATTTTGACTTTGACGAATCGAAAGAAGATAAAATAGTAAACGCTTTGATGAGCAAGTTAAAAACCATTGCAGGGAAATGGAATGGAAAAAATTGAGCCAAAAAAACCAAATCACTAATTATATATAAAAATGAACAGTAAAGAAGTAATTCAGGAAATACGCTCATTGTTGGGGTTTTCCGAAGAAACTAAAACAGAAATGGCAACAGCCACATTGATTGACGGAACTATTGTTGAATGGGAAGGCGAACTTGGCGTTGGTACTGCAATCTTCGTACAAACTGGCGAGGGGTTAATCAAAGCACCTGACGCAACTCACGAAGTTGAGGGGGGGATGTTAGTTACAACCGTTGACGGGATCGTTACCGAAATCGTTGAAACAGAAACCGAAGTAGAGGTTGAAGTTGAAGCATCTGAATTTGCATCGCTTGAATCTTTCAACTCGTTAATGTCAGCATTCAATGACGCAGTTAGCCGTTTAGAAGCACTTGAGAAGAAGTTAGTTGAAACAGAATATAAATTTAATTCAATGAAATCAGTATTTTCTAAAACAGTTGATTTAGTAGAAGCGGTTGCAAATCTACCAAGTGAAGAGCCAACAAAAGCACCATCAAAACAATTATCTAAAAAAGAGCAACAATTCGCAAACATTATCAAATTAGCACAACAACTTAAAAAATAAAAAAATGTCATTCGTAGTATCATCATTAGCAAATTACACCGACGAGCAAAGAACCGATCTTTTGACTCGTTCATTATTCGGAAGCAAAACAGCAGAGATGTTGTTTAACGCAGGTCAAGTACAAGTAGGAGTTAAGAGTGCATCTGCACTTAACATCTTGACTTCAACTGTATTTTTTCAAAGCGACGGATGTGGTTATAGTCCGAGTGGATTAACAACCTACACTCAACGTAATATCACAGTAGGAGCAATCAAAGTAGAAGAGACTTTGTGTCCTAAAACTTTGGAGGCAAAATGGATGCAAACTCAAATCGCACCAGGTTCAGCAGTAGAAGTTCCATTTGAAGAGCAAATTGGTCGTGAGAAAGCATCACGTATTGCTAAATTGTTAGAAGTAGCAATGTGGCAAGGTGACACCGCTTCAACTAACACTAACCCTAACACTAACCGTTTCGATGGTTTTAATAAAATCATTGACGCTGCTTCTGCATCTACAATCGCAGGTAACACCATTAGCGCAACTGCAATCACTACTTCAAACATTGACGATATTTTAGACGCAATGTATGCCGTTATTCCATCTGACATCGCAACTGAATCTGATTTGGTTTGTTTCTGTGGTATCGACACTTACAAGAAGTATTTGGTTAACTTGAAGAATGCTAATTTGTTCCATTATATGGCTGACGCAACTGCTGAAATGGAAACAATCATTCCAGGTACAAATGTTAAATTAGTTGCAGTAGGTGGATTAGATGGTACTAACCGTTTGTTCTTAGGTCGTTTGAACAACTTCTTTGCAGGTACTGACCTTGCAAATGAAGAAGAAGAGTTCAAATTCTGGTATAGCCAAGATAACGACGAAGTACGTTATAGAGCATCAATGAAATACGGTGTTCAAATCGCATTCCCTGATCAATTAGTTCAATTTAAATTAGCGTAATAGATGGCTTGTTCGTTAACCGCAGGATTCACCCTTGACTGTAAAGATTCAGTCGGGGGTGTAAAGTCCATTCACTTGGTGGATTGGGCAAAAACAGGATTTACAGTAAGCGGTGGCGAAGTGACTGCAACAACTGTTGCGAGTGGTACTGTATTCACATACGAATTACCAAAGGCAACGGGTAGCATGACCATCACTACTAACGTTTCTCAAGAAAACGGAACGGTATTTAATCAAACTGACATTGTAGCACGTTTACGAAAATTGTCAACTACTAAACGCAACGAGTTAAAGTTGTTAGCTCAAAACAGAGTTTTCTGTATTGTTCGAGACAATAACGACAACTATTGGTTGTGTGGACGTGAGTACGGTTGCGATATTACTGCAATGACGGGTGGCACAGGTACTGCAATGGGGGATAGTGTAGGATATGATTTTACATTGTCTGCTATTGAAGCCGAAGCGCCTTACAAATTACAAGCCAACGTAGTTACTGCACTTGGTATATAGTTTCATTTGTTTTTCATGATTGAGGGGGATAGATTAACTTCTATCCCCTTTTTTTATTCCAAAAAGTTAAAAACGCTAATTATATATAATGCTACAAATAAACAAGGGAGAAACGAAGTCGTGGTACTTGACACTTACTGAAAAGGTTAGTATCGCTAACCCGAAGTTTTTATTTGTTTTCATCAATCGTTTAACCAATTCTAAAACAGCCGTAATACTTACAGACGTATCAAACTACAAAGAGCGTTATAATAAATTTAACGTAATAGAGGGAACTATCTTCACACTTGATCCGTGCGAACATTTATACCAAGTTTACGAGCAAAGCAGTAACAGTAATTTAAACCCTTTAAACGCTACATTAATTGAAGTAGGTATTTTAAAGGTAACAGAAATATTTCAAGGTCAAACAGAATATAATCCAACACTAATAGAAAAAACATTATGAGTTCAAGTACAGCATTTTCAGCAGGTTTCACGGGTTGCACCGTTTTGAGTAATACATCCGCAAAAACAGGGCGTTATAGAGGTTTTGTTGTTAATAGCGATGCGATTGTTTCCGCTTGTTTGAGTGGTGCAACAAATTTGATGACACCATTAGGACTAACGGGCGTAACATTGAAACAAGGTATTTACATTCCCGTGAGCGAAGATTTAGTGATAACTTCAATCACTTTAGCATCGGGTTCAATCGTTTTATATAACGAATAATGTTTGTAGGCATAGGAGTTGGAGTTGGAAGGCAACGCTTTGGCAGTGGTGTTAGCTTTGATGCGGACTATCAAGCCGTTTTAAATTATGCTACTTCGTTGGGTAGAACATTACCATCATCCGCGTGTCAAGTTATCCAAAATCAATTAGTATTAGATTTAAAAGCAGATGGCGTATTTGCATTATTGGATAACTTTGGAGTATTTGCCAACGACGGGAAAAGCGATTTTAGCCGTATAGATTGGATTAGAAAAGCCGAATATACATTAGCAAATACACCTACATTCACTGCAAAACAAGGGTGGACGGGTAATGGTACTTCAAGTTATTTGGACTTGGGCGTTACTATGGACGCAGGTGTAAATTTTGATTTTCTAAATTCAACGGGTAGTTTTGGCGGTTGGAGTTTTACAACTTTGCAATCGGGTGCGACTTCATTGTGTGGGGCAACGACTGCAACTTTGCAATTAACTAATACCGTTAGAGGTGGCGTTACTGATAATATCATGGGGAATACGTGTGGTATTGGTACGCTAACAACTGGGTTATACCACATGAATAGAAGCGCATTAAACTCCTCACAGCAGTATATAAATGGTGCATTAGCTACAAGTAATACGGGAGTTACAAAATTAGCATCAACCACTAATTTTACGGCACTTGCAGAGGGTGGGGTAATGGCATTTTCCACAAATACTATCTCGATTATATTTAGCGGTGGCGATTTGTCTAATAAGGCAACCGCTTTCTATAATGCCGTTAATAAATACATGACAGCAGTTGCATTATTATGATACAAGTACTACATCCAAATACAGAGCAATACAACGCATTGAATGGCTATCAAAACAATTCAAGTAAATTGGTATTTGTTTTGGACGGTAGCGGACGTTATATTGTTGGTTTAGAGGTTTTATCAGATCCCAACTTTTCCGAAATTCACGATGAATTAAACGAATTAGAAATAATTGAATTTACAACAATTGAAATTGATGAACCATAAGAAAGATATTATTGAAGCTATATTAGCGTGGGTAGGAGTTGCCACGTCTATTTTAACCCCTTTTTTACCATTGCTACAATTTATAGCAGTTGTGTTAGCTATTGCCGTATCAATTAAAGCGTTAAGGAGAAAAAAATGATTAACAGAATTTTTAAAAATTGGAAGTCAACAACTTTTGGCTTAGCAATAATTGCCGTTGGTTTTGTATTTGTTTGGTATGGTAAAGCATCAATGACCGAACTAACCGCATTTATTGCAGGTGGTTTAGTCCTAATATTTAGTAAAGATGGAAAATAGTATATACAGGGTAAATTTCGCTGAATCTTCATTGCCAGTTTTCAAAGAGAACAAGGCAAAAGGTTACATTACTTTTGGCGAGAAAAACGATTACCCAAATAAATTAATAGACTTATATAACAAAAGTCCTAAACACGGAGCAATTGTAACTCAAAAAGCATCGTATTTGGCAGGGGATAAAACGGAGGTTATTGCAATTAATACCGAAGACAAAGCCAAAGCAGAAAATAATATGAACAGCATCAACGCTTATGAAAGTTTTGATGACTTAAAAGCGAAAATTTGTCAAGATGCTGAATTATTTAACGGGTTTGCATTAGAGGTTATTTGGAATAAAGCGAAAACTGCAATTGCCGAGTTGTATCACTTACCCTTTCAAAATGTACGCTGTGCTATTGATGGTGGTTATATGTATAGCGAGGATTGGAACGACAGACGTTGCGAGATTAAAGAATACCCAAGTTTTAACCCAACGACAAGGGAAAACAAACAAGTGTATTACTTTAAGTTTTATCGTGCAGGACAAGAGGAATATCCGCTACCTGAATACGTGTCAGCGTTAAAGTACATTGAGATTGACACCGAGATTGCTAATTTCCATTTGAATAGCATTAAGAGTGGTTTTTCTGCACAGACATTAGTCCAAATGTTTAAAGGTATGCCCCCAGCGGATGAGGCACGAAAAACGATTAAACGTTTCAAAGATAATTTCACAGGTACGGATAATGCAGGGTCAATAATTATTCAGTTTAATGATCCAAATGAGCGTGAAACGGTGGTTAACAATTTAACGCCAACCGACTTTGATAAAATGTTTTTGCAGTTAAATCAAAGCGTACAACAAGAGATATTTAGCGGACATCGTGTTACTTCGCCAATGTTGTTTGGAATCAAAACAGAAGGACAATTAGGAGGTAGAAGTGAATTAATTGAAAGTTACGAAGCGTTCCAAACGAGTTATGTTGAACCAAGACAAACGCAAATTGATAGAGCGTTAACGAGCGTATTTAAGTACATTGCACCTGTTAAGTTGGTAACCAAAAATAAACCCGTTATTGGCTTGGATTACGTTGTTCTTTTTGAAAAGGGATTGATTACCCAAGACGAGGCGAGAAAAGAGTTAGGGATGGCAACTTTGCCCGTACAGATGTCGCAACAAAATCCGTTTAATTGGAACGATGACAAAGATATAGCAGTTTTTAATCAATTTGGCGAGGACGCAAATAACTTTGAGGAAGTACCTTTTAAATTTGGTACTGCATTAGATTTAATGATTTTGCAGTATTTAGGTCAAAACGGACTTATTAGCGTTGCAGATGTTGTTAACTTCATCAAACAAGATGCGGAAGTAATTCAAACGGCAGTAGATGACCTTATAGCACGTGGGTTAGTTGAAAGCGTAAACGGACAAATTCAAAATACACCCGATGGATTAAGAGAATTGAGCAACTCTAATTTAGGAACTGAAATTGTAGTACGTTACAAATACGGCAAAAGTGCAGGAATAAGCGGTGGAGATATTATACCAACTTCACGGGATTTCTGTAAACGTATTATTGGGTTTAATAAATTGTACACCCGTGAGGAAATAGACCAAATGACGAATATTTTAGGGTATGACGTATGGAGAAGGCGTGGCGGTTGGATGACTGTTAAAAATTCATCCCCAGCGTTACACGTACCATATTGCCGACATAGTTGGATTGCACAAACAGTAAGGAGAAAGATTAATGGCTAACTTTGTTTATTTGATAGGTACGGCATATTTGAAAGAGAATACGCCATTAAACGACAACTTGGACGATAAGTTGTTAAAAAACGCCATAAAAGAGGCACAAGAGGTCTATATAAGGGATATTATCGGAAGTGGGTTATATAACGAGATTCAAACACAAGCGTTTGCGAACACCTTAACTAACTTAAATACTACCTTAATAGATAACTACATTGCTCCGTGTTTGAAATATTACACGTTGGTTGAATCAATGCTACCTTTAACGTTTAAATTCTTGAATAAGAGTGTAGCAACTCGCACCGCTGAATTTGCAAATCCTGCAACACCAAGTGATTTGAGTTTGATTGAACACAGATACCGAGATAAAGCGGAGTATTACGCTGAACGTTTACGTGACTATTTGAAAGAGAACACCACACAATACCCGTTGTTTCAAAATCCAGGTAGTGGCTTTGATGTTATCAGACCGAGTAACACCGCATTTTTCGGAGGTATGTACTTACCAGGTGGCGAAGATGAATGTTTTTTTAATTATGATTATGACAAATAAGTGGAGGCAAAAGAACGAGCAAAAACTAATTAAATTGTATGACACTAAACCAAATAATCCAAATAATCCAAAACCAAGCGGACAGCCACAAAATGGTAAATAAAGTTGCCGTTGGTGCTGACTATGATTTTGCAGTTGACGAAGTTAAATATTACCCTATTGTTTGGATTATTCCCAACGGATTTAATTTTAGCACAGACAATAGAACGGTTGACTATCAATTTGCAATGATGGTAATGGATCGTAAGTGGGAAGATGATTCCAACACTATTGATGTGCTTTCAGATAGTGCAGGGATTATTTTGGATATTGTCACACTTCTACGAAGATATGAGGCAAATTTTGAAATGATTGTGAACGGAACTGCTGAACCTTTCTTTGATAGTAGCACAGATGTGGTAGCAGGACACGCAATAGATTTTACCATTCGTACACCTTATTTAGAATCATATTGTGACATTCCAGTTTAAAGATGCCGTTTACATCACTATCATTATAGTGTTGTTTGCTATTATTCCAAAACACAAAGAACGTGTTGTTAACAATTATTATTACAACGATACGGCATATTTTAGAGATAGTATTATTCGCCAAAACTATACCAAACAGATACATGAAATCGAAACTATTTACGACACTATTCGCATTGATGGTAGTGTTAACACCACGCAATGGCTACTCGCAATTCACAGATACATTGATTCAGGAGGTCAACTATCGACTTTTACAAGGAGCAGAATGTCGGGAAAAGATACGAGTTTATCAAAAGTTATCAAAGCAAGACAGTATCACGATACAACGCTATAAAAGCGATTTAAATCAATTATCTGAACAATACGAAGTAAGTATGTCAGATAACAGAAAAAAGTGCAGTATAATTCAAGTTTTGGGTATTTATTCAATATTAGTTACTATATTAGTTTTAAGATGACACTCCGAGATTTAGCATTTGACTATTTACAAAGATACCCTGACTATCCTAAAAGGACATTGGCGAAATTAATACTTCAAGAAAATCCACATATAGGAAACATTGAAAGCATTAGAGGTGCAATAAGATATATTACAGGATGTCAAGGAATTAATAGGATAAACGAAGCAAGAATGATAAACAAATCTACCATACAAGAGGGGTTAAATAAACTCAAAATTGTATCTCATAACAAAGAGATGCAAAACGTACATTTAAAGGAAGGACGTTATTTGATTTTATCAGATGTACATATACCTTACCACGATGAGGATGCTTTAACAACAGCGTTAGAATGGGGGTTAAATAATGACATTGACTGCATTGTGCTAAATGGGGATATTATGGACTGTTATCCCGTTTCGTCATTTATCAAAGATGTTGGGCAACCATCATTAAGAGAAGAAATTGAAATGACAAAGGCGTTTTTCACTTATTTGCGTGAGTTGTTTCCAATTATACCTATTTACTATAAGTTAGGCAATCACGAAGAAAGAGTAAAGAATTATTTACTTCGTCAAGCAAAAGAGTTTAGTGACGTTGACAATTTGAAATTTGAAAACTTGCTTTCATTGAATGAGTTTAACATACATTTGGTAAACCGTGAGATTATCAAATTAGGCAAATTAAACGTGTTGCACGGTCATGAAATGGGTGAAAGCGTATTTAGTCCAGTTAACCCTGCACGTGGTATGTTTTTAAAAGCAAAGAGTTCAACTATTTTCGGACATAATCACCAAGTTTCACACCATAGCGAAAACAACATAAATGGAGAATCTACGGGCGTGTGGTCTATGGGTTGCCTTTGTAGTTTATCCCCTGATTACAGACCTTACGCCTATACTAAATGGAGTCACGGTTTTGCGTGTGTAGATGTAAACGAAGATTTGACTTTTCACGTAAACAATATGAAAATCATTAACGGCAAAATTATATGAGGATAGTTCCCGTTACTTATGTTTTTCAGGATGACGGAATTGATCCGTTATACAAAGAAATCGGTTTAGAACAAGATGCTGACTTCGTGGAAATACTTGAAGATGGCTATTTAAACCTTGATACTGTCATTGGTGCGTCACAAAATTATGAAATGACGCAAGTATATTGCAGTAGTGGTCATACTTTTATTATAGATTTGCCAATAGAAGAATTTTATCAATTATGGATAGCGTAAACAAACCACCACATTATCAAGGCGATATTGAGTGTATAGATGCAATTAAAGCATCAATGTCAAATTCTCAATTTATCGGTTATTTAAAAGGGAATATTCAAAAATACATATGGAGATATGACCGAAAAAACGGAGTTGAAGATTTAAAAAAAGCACAATGGTATTTAGATAGGTTAATAAAAGAGTTATGAAAAAATATTGGTTATTCTTGGGATGTATTATTTTAAGCATAGCGGATAATTACAACTACAAACAATTCGCATATAATTACACAATGGCAAAAATAGACAAATTTAACATCGACTATATTCTCAAATGGGAGGGTGGTTTATCCAAACATCAAAAAGATAGTGCGTCAGCGTTTCCCGTTCCTGATGGTTCGGGGTATCACACTAACAAGGGTGTAACGTGGAGAGCTTGGTCATCGGTTTTCGGAAGTTCAAAGCAATCTATTAAGAATTTCTACGAAATGACAGATGACAAATGGTTAGTTATCTTTAATGGGTTTTGGAAAGGTGTAAAAGGAGATTTAATCCAAGAACAAATTATTGCTGACTTATGGGCAGATTTTGCGTGGGGTAGCGGTGTATCACGTGCATCAATTGAAATGCAACAATTTTTAAACAAACACGGTTATAGCGTTGTAGTTGACGGAGTTGTTGGTAGAAAGACAATTGAGCAACTAAACAAATTGGTTAAAGATAAGGGGGTTAAATGGGCATTTGAAGCAATGTATAACCATAGAGTAGATTTCCTTCAATCGTTGAAATCGTTTAAGACATTCGGAACGGGGTGGATGCGTCGAATGAATGATTTTTATTTATATGGCAGTAAACAAATCGATTGATGAATTAGGCGAAGATTTCGCAAATTTTAACCCGTCGGGAGATGGGTTACTTCGTATTGTGCAAAATTGGGGCAACGAGGTTTCAAATCGGATGCGTATAGATTTGCGTAAAAACAAAACAAACGCTTCGCAGACATTATCTCAATCAATTGCATCAATAGCAAAGCCAACACCAAAAGGATTTAATCTCAAAGTTGAAATGCAGGATTATTGGTACTGGATAGAATACGGACGTAAACCAACACGTACTAAATCTCCAAGTAATCCGACTTTAATTAAATCATTGGAACAATGGATTGTAGAAAAAAAAATACAAACCCGTACAAGTTCAACTCAAAGCAGAGCCGAAACAGTCAAAGCGTTAGCGTATGTAATTGCCCGAAAGATACACCGCAAAGGAACGAAAGCACAGCCATTCGTTGCACAGAACGTCAACGACAAAATGTTGCAAATACTATCGGATAGGATGGCGGAGTATATCGCAAAGTCATTAGGAGGGGATTAAGTTCCCCTTTTTTTTGCCTTTTTTTGAAAAATAATTTTGCAATATTGAAAATAGTTTTTATCTTTGTATCACAATAAAGGAAAAACATTATGAAAAATTTTAAAGTAAGCGCAGACGAAATCAACTTAACGTACACTATTGAAAGCAATGGTAGTATTTATCGCACACCTGAATTATCAAAGCAAGAATTTGAAGAAATGGAGTACTGGAATGAAAACGATTGGAAAAAATCAAACATGGAATTAATCATCGTTAAATAACATCATGGAATTACAAGAAATCATAAAACAAATCAAACTAAAAAAGAAGCACGGTTTAAACAAAATCGTTGCACAAAAAACGGGTGTATCATTGCCCACAGTTAAAAAGTACCTTGACGGCAATGTTATATCAGAAAAGGCGTTAATCGTTATTAAAACTGCATTAGAGGAGGTATCAAAATGAAACAAGAAGAATTAAATGAAATATTGAATTTACACAAGAAGTGGTTAAATTCAGAAGTAGGAGGAAAACGTGCTAATTTGGGAGGTGCTAATTTGGGAGGTGCTAATTTGGGAGGTGCTAATTTGGGAGGTGCTAATTTGGAAGGTGCTAATTTGAGAGATGCTAATTTGATAGGTGCTGATTTGATAGGTGCTGATTTGGAACGTGCTAATTTGAGAGATGCTAATTTGAGAGATGCTAATTTGATAGGTGCTGATTTGATAGGTGCTGATTTGGAACGTGCTAATTTGAGAG